TTTGTTAATTTGCAGCCTAAACACAAAATAAATTATATTAAGAATGAGTATCTTATTGACCTTAGTAAAGAAGGTGAAAGTGTTTATAATGAAGCTGCTAAAAATATGGTGGAAGGTAATTATGAAACAAGTGGTGCATACTTAGCTGATGCAGAAAGCCCTACTGAGGTTGCCACTCGGCAAATGCGACTCATGTCTATAGTAAAAGAACGGTCGGGAGAGACGTCTGTTATAGAAGGTGATTTAGCAATACGTGAAGAATCTGTCACAGGTAAAGCTCTCACGACTGATATTACACCTTAGTCTTCCTCAAGCATATAGTCTGCCCACTCGTATGATGAACGCTTTACCTCAGACATATTTAAAGCCCCTCTACTATTCGAAAGTATTCCAGCAAGAGCTTGTCCTGCTAGATACCTTCGGGCAGTGAGGGGTTTTATCATGTCTGGGTTACGCTTCTTGCGTGTGTACTTCTTAGCTTCTTGCTCTAAGTTGCTCATACTGTTTCACTTTTTCTAAGTTCTTGAAATACTCAGTGTTGAAACCGAACTCCCAATCTTTGCTAGGACGTGTGTCAATCTTATATGGGTTGACTATCTTGCCTCTAATGAAAGCTTCTTTGCCCTGATCGTATGGCTTCATCCTTTTTCTACCTCACTGATTAGTCGATCTAAATACCAACGTGCTTTCTTTAAGTCTTCCAGACCATTCTTGTAAGGCCAGCGCCAGAGATACTTGAAAGAGTTTTGCCAACAGTATGCTTCATGCGCACTGACAGGTGCATCCTCAGCCATAGCTCGCATAGCATCAATACATTCAATACCTGCTGCGTTGTAGTGGGGGGGATGATCTACCATATTCACATCGGTTTCTTTCCACTTAGCCATTTCGGTTTCTTTCCACTTAACCATTAGACATCTCCTTGCAAGGTAATCAATTCTGCATCAGTGTAAGGTATATGAAAGAACTGCTCACCTTTCTGAATGTACCTACCCTTAGCTTCTTTAAGACTTTCTTTAGTCAAACAAGTATCCTTAATGCGCCAACATTGCTTCATGTCTTTACGAAAAATATAAAAGTTTAACACGCCGTTGACACCCTCATACTTATCAAGCAACCTTTGCTTTCGTTCTGGAATCCTAATCTCTGCCCAGTGTGAAGGCCAGTCACCATCCCATGCTACCTTTACCTCTGCCTCATTGAAGTACGTGTAGTCTTCTTTCTGTGACACTACGTCTACATAATAATTTTCTTCTGTATTTACAATAGTATGTCCATTACTTTCAAGAAGGGTTACAAGTTTATCTTTTGCAGCAGCATCGTATGCTTCATACAAAGCTTTGTTAAAAGGTTTTCTTACAGCCATTAAGATCTAGTTCCTTGCAGTTTAAAAGGCATAGCCACACATTGACTGACTGCCCTAGAGTTTTCATCAGGTCTTGTTTCGTATAGCCGTAGCATATCATGTTCTCGCCATGCTTGGCAAGAGCTTTCTGTTTTAAAAACAAGGTTAAGTGTCTTAACATGAAACCTTTGTTCGTCTTCTGTAATAAGGCTTAGTATTACTACGTATATCCATACCATAATATTTCTCCTTTTGTATAGCAGTTTACCCACATGCTAAGGTGCATACTTCAGGTGATGTCTACCATTTCACAAACATCCCCCGTACATGCCATAGTCTGCATACCTGAAGTATTATCTTCTTGCTCATACTCGGCAAGCTTATCCCACTCAATCTTTAACGGGGAAGCATCTATCATATTGTAAAAGTCCTCCTTGGTACACTCTTGGTACGGTGCTTGTTGATACGTGTGTTCATTGAAAGGTAGAAATGATACACCTGACATCTCATCAAAGTGTTTGTACACAAAGGCACCTACCTCAAACCATTCATCAGCCTTGACATTGATTGTAACACTAGGCTTATGCTCACACCAATGACGTTGATACATCAGCCACATCTCTAGCTGCTCTAGTGCTGTCATGTCAGCCGTATGTATTGCACCTAGTGGTGACTGCATAGGAAAACTAAACACTGTAGTAGCATCAGGCTTCATAACGTCAGGCTCATTAGGGATGCCTTGACTAACCATGAACTGTGTTAGTGGGTCTTTATTATCTCCACGCACAGTACGGATATAATAGGGACTATGACGAGCATGTATTCCAGAAGCCGAATCAACCAGTTGGGAAACTGTTCCACTGGGCTTGACGCAAGTAATAGCAGTGCTATGAGGGATACCAAGACGGTCAGCCCACTCAGCGTTAGTAGAAACAGCCACATTTTTAAGGTACTCCAATGTCCTGTCCAAGCCCCCATTAGATAGGGTCAGCAAGGGGTTATCCATTATCCCCGTGAGTGACACACCGAGCAATCTTTCTGCCGCTGTATTCGTGTTCCACACTTTACGCAGATATGGAAAATGGGTGTACGTGGATTGTATTGTTCCAAGTACAGTTGCAATGCCGACCTTTCTTGCAAGGTCTTCCATACTGTCGTTAGCACGAACAACAACCTCTGTGAGATTGCAGAACTGATTCGGCCTAAGAATGATTTCCGAACAGGGGTTTGTCCCGAACTCATAGCAAGACTCTCTACGGCCGTTCTTTGCAGCTTGTTTAATTGATGCTTCTCTGTTGAAGACTCCACGTTCACCACTCCCACTCTCCATAAGGGCTGTCCACTCACGCATGAATGACATGCTATCAGGTTTTTCTGTGTAAGCCACGGAGTTATTAGCCAAGGCTCTATGACCTGCTGTCTCCCACCAGTTGCCTGACTTGGCATGACGCATACGATCATCAGATAAATTACTCAATGAAATCATAGCACTACGGCGTACACCACCTACTACAACTACCTCACCTATCTTGCACATCAGGTCATGGCACTCTATACTAGACAACTTACGTCCTTGTGCTTGTCGAAAGGTAGTAACAGCAAAGTTAAACAAGTCAATCAACGGAGCAGGACCAGATGCTCTCCCACCAAACGTCTTTAGTCTAGCACCTGCAGGTCGGACCTTAGACACGTCCCACTTAGGGATTTCACCAGCCCATAGGAGTGCCAACACTTGCCTGAGACCTTTAGCCCATCCTTCCTTGCTATCCTTGATGACAACAGTCGTTTCACTTTGGAAAAGAGTAGGAACATCAGGGAGTTTAGTGATGAACTGACGCTCAACACTGAAACCAACCCCCGTACCGCAAAGCAAGATGAACATAGCCTCATCGAAAGACTTAGGATCATCTACGGGTAGGTAGCTACAGTTGTACATACAGGTGTTGTCCCTGTCTGCAGCTTTACCTGCTGTCATAAGTGACCTCATGCTAGGCATAACCTGCAAGCTAAGAATAAAATCACGCACCTCATTGGTAGTATTGTTTGGTAGTAGATCACCAACAATATTCTGTATGTATCTTTCTACTGTCTCCCCCCACGTCTCTCGGCGTCCTTCATCTTCTAACCACCGTGCGTAGCGGCTGGTTGCAATAAAGGTCTGATAGTCTGTTGGTAGATAGTTATTTTTCATAGCTCGTTTCCCATTACAAATAGTTTCATACGTCCCTTCTCGCCAAGATGAGACTCAATAATAGTCTTGGCTCTCTCAAGCATGGCGCAAGCAAACAACAAAATTTCTTCTCTGTCATCGCACATTAATATCTGCTTCTCAAGGGGTCTCATGAACTCAGCAGCACGTTTACTTACGTCTTTATCTTTCATCTCCACTACCTTTAATTGTACCTCTAGCCTGACGTCCATCAAGCTTCATCATGTTCTCAGCAATGGTAACACCAAGGCTTGCACCATAGAAGTTTGACAAGGCGGTAGCATAGAAGATAACATCACCTAGTTCCTTGACAATTTCTTCAGGCTCTACCTTAGTGTCATCACGAATACGTTTTTTAATCTTCTCAGCAACTTCGCCAGCTTCACCCATAAGACCTAGAGCATTCTCCATGAGCCTATCTTTAGGGTTGGTCACAATCTTATCTTCTACCCAGTCGCTGTAGTCTTGAAAGGCTTTCATGTCTTCTTTAGTTATCATATGCTACCTCATTCAAGTCTTGTGACTTCTATTTTATCTATACTAAGATCATCTATTTCATATAGCATATCTTGTATCAACTCTAAGACTACCCTAGAGCTTTCATTGTCATCAACCTCTAAGTAGTTGCAGGTTGGATCTACTTTTACATTTAATATAACTTCATATTCCATATTCAGAAACCCCTAGTTATATCAAACAAATTACAGAAGTCAAGCTATGTATCATACTCACCCCCATAATTTATTTCAAGCGGCTCAATGCTTTTACTAAAGTGTTTGACCCACTCATTAGCATCTTCATAACTTTCAAACCAATAGTCAGCAACCACTATCTTACCATCAATCTCTACCTTACAGACTAACATGTAGTCACACTCAGCAGGATAATCATCAGCATCCTCATCGTCTTCCCTAGACACAGGGCCATGCAGTATGTCCCATATTTTTATTGTCATAGTTATTCTTTCTTCCAGTTTCTAAGGAGTTCAGCGTAGTGATCCATACCTACCATGACAACCCAAGGCTTTCTATCTGAACGAAAGAAAACTACAGGCTCTCCTTTGCCATGCTTGGAAGCTTGCTCAATGTATCCGTAGACAGTCTTAAGCTCACCCTTTCTGCGTTTAACCTCAATACTTATAGGCATCTTCTTACGGGCGGCGGGGGATAATTGTATGTCTTCCCCTGTGTCGCCCATAGTAGTACTCTTGATATCATCAGGCTCAAACTCAGGGAAAGTCTCAAGTAACTTGTCCCGTACTTCTTGTTGGCCTGTCCTACCCTTAGCTTTAGCTGTTCTTGTTCTGCTCAACGGGTGGCTCCCACAGTTGATCTACTTCTCTACGTAGCCAGAGTAGCCTAGCATTCTCAATGACACGTTCTGTCTCACCCTCGTAAGCCTCAAGACAAGCATCCCACAACTTCATCTCTGTGTCACACTCAGCAAGAATCTTACCTGCTTTTACAGGGCCACATCTGTGCAGCCCCTTGATGTTGTCAGCTTTGTCACCTGTAAGTATCTGGGTATAGAAGAACTTAGTACCACTAAACTCACCAACAGCACTAAGCTCTCGCCTAGTAATGTTATAGTGAAAGCAAGGTATCTGTAACATGTCTTTATCTATGGATGCAACTACTGCCTTCATCCCTATCTTTGTTGCTGAAATAGCAATCAGATCATCAGCTTCTTCGCCTTCGCTGACAGTAGCTTCATACTTAGTAGTCATGTATTCTCGTATGTGCTGCAAATGTATAGGCTTTGCAGAACCTTTACGGTTTCCTTTGTAGGGTAAGGTTTGGGCAATGTCAAACCTGAAGTTGCCCTTACCTGTAAGATAGACTTGGTAATCAGTGGAGATAAACTCGGTGTCCTCAATGATAGTATCTATCAGCTCGTCTACCTTTGCTTCAGCATCAGTTGCCTCAAGATCGTTTGAGGAAAACCCTGCACGATAAGCAACGATATCCCCATCAATAAGAATCATTAGAACATTACCTCTGAATCTTCCAGTGGTGCTGACTCAGTAGGACGTGGTGCTACCTCTTGAACATCTTCGTCAGGTGATACGTATTCAAGATGCTTGATGACTGTAACCTTGTCCAAGCGTGTACCTACAATACTTTTCATCTTAGTATCATACACTGATACAATGACCTCTACTGTTGAGCCATTACCAATGGTACCATCAGTGTCAAAGTCCCACTCTTTACCATCAGCCTTGACCACTACTGGTGGTCCACTAGCCCAATCATATCCTGTGTCATACTTACGCACCAAGCGTACCAGTGTGCCACGTCCAGCAGGATCAGGCTTGCCTCGCTTCATAGACTTAGAAGCCTTTAGCAGTGCCATGTTCTGCTCGTCCATGATCAAATCAATAGTGCAAGCACCGTCACAACCTACATAGGCTTCTTCAAAGCCCAGCATGTCACGGTTCTCTGTGAACACCTTTGCCCACTCAGCAATACCAGTTAGTTTAAGTTTACGTGTAGCCATTTGGCCCTCCATTGATTAGTGAATTTCACTATACCGTTGACCATACTGCACGTCAATGCCTAAGTCAACATTTAATTTAAGTTGTTCGTTAAGTTTTTCAATGGCCCAAAGCAAAGTATTTGTATGCTCTGACTCATCGCCTTTCTTAACAAGATTGATACTCTCATCATGGAATTGTCCGATGATGTTACCCCTCTTGGTACGGTATATTGCAACCCACTTGTCAAAACAGTAAGCCCCCGTACTTTGATTGATAGTAGAGAAGGCATCCTTTTCGTACCGCAAGTTGTGCCAAAACTTACTCACTGGATTCTGTACCCACATTTCACCGTCAATCTTTCTGATCTTCTGATCTTCAGCAAACTGTTTGACAGCCCAGTTACGTTCCCAGTAGGCATCAAGTAGAGCTGACGCTTCACTTACAGACATGCCTGTCTCACGTGACAGTTTAGCTGCGCCTACCCCATAGGTGGCTGAGTAGTTCACCACCTTGTAGTTCTTACGTAGAGACTTAAGGCTTGACTCACCTGAGTTATGTTTGTCTATCTGATCCTGAGTAACAGCACCAGCATGTTTAGCAAGGTCAAGGTGTGGATCAAACCCTTCCTTAGACATCTCCTCTACGTAGTCAGGGTCATAGGGTTTCATGTAGTGTCGCTTAGTAGTATCTTCAAGGGACGTCATGTCAGCACCACACAAAGTGTAACCTTCTGGTGCAGTCAAGCAACCACGTATCTCTTTGCCCCAAGGCTTGTCAACACCGGGCAGATTGACCAGAGGTTTGACATGCTTGAAGCGTAAGGTGTTCGTGAGACCCTTGACCCCAGCCTTTACGTAGCCATCAACATGACATTGGATAAAGCCATGCAAGATGCCAAGCCTGTGCTGTATAACAGTCAGACCATCTAGTACACCTACCGCTGGGTTGTCTTCAATAAGAATCTGAACAGACCTAGTAAGCTCACCATTCTTACGTATTTGTGGTATCTTTTTCTCTTCTCCTGTCTCCTTGTTCTTGTCAAACTTATAAGTGCAAGGCTCCCAGCCTAACCCAAAGAGCCACTCCTTGACCTGATCAGGTGAGTTAGGGTTAGAATCCTCAACGCCCCTCACTACAGTCACATCACCCTCATAGCTTTGAGGTAGCCCATGTTGTGATAGAAGGTTGTACCAACGCTGACCATGAGCAGACACAGAGCCATCTTTCTTGACGCATACCTTGGGCTTAGTCTTGACGGACATAACCTTACGCATAGGCATGACCTCACGTAGCTCCTTGACCTTGTGGTCTTGTTGCTCCTTGAGTTTGTCAATGCTGGACTCAGCAAGGTCTACGTCAAGCTTCCAACCAACATGCTCTGCAGCATACGCACAGTTCATCTTGAACGAAAGATAACCAAAGAACTTGTCAAGGTTTTTCTTGTCCTTGTACACAAACATGAATCGCTTGAGCAGATTCTGCCACAGTTTCCAGTTGATCTTAACATCTTCTTCACAACGATGTATATATACTTCAACAGGTTGCTCAGACCAATCAGTAACAACAGGCTTAGGTATCCCGAAGTCCTCACCGAAACCATCAAGCCCATGCTTACCCCTATCGTAGTTCATAACCCATGACATAGGTAGGGTGTCATACAGACGTGACCTGATCTTGATATCAAGGATACGTTCAAGCACTGGTATATCATAACGCATGATGTTGTGTCCTATCAAACCTTTCTCATTCAATAGTAACTGTTTCATGTCATCGTAATCGGTGAGTGTCTTGTACTCTTTGCCATCTCCAGTGTAGGAAAGGCAGTGTATCTTTGATGGGTTAAGACCGTCAGTCTCAATATCAAATACAATCATGCTGCCATGTCACCCCTTTCAGAAAAAGTTTCTTCACTTAATAGTGTAGTATCTGGATCGTAATAAACTGATCCCGCATTACCTAACTTAGCAAACGGTCTGTTCTTGTCAATGATAAAGTTAGTAGTGTTCTGCAGAATCTCATCTTCAGTCTCAGTGTCACGTTCAATCTTGATGCAGATGATTGCTTCTTCCTCAAGTGATGCGGCATACTTGGTACGTCCATCATCATTGACCTGAGAGATAAAGATCACACCAATGTTTAACTCCTTGGCAAGCTGCGCTGCACGTGAGCCTAGTGTGGTCAGTGTGCTAGTAGCACCATCAACACCTGAGCTAGACAGATAAGCTAGACGTTGTACGTGATCAATGAAGATGTAACCTGCACCATACACACTAGCAGCTAGACGTATGTACTCAAGTAACTTGAGGGGATCATCGTGTGACCTCATCTCAAACACAATGGTACGCTCACCCTTGGTTGCTTCTTTAGCTGCCTCTATCACCTTGTCCTCAGAGATATTATTCTCAGCAGCATCATCCTTAGTACGGACATTGCAACCCAGCTCATACGTAGCCATAGCACGGTAGGTAGTAGACTTCATCTCTTCCATGTGCAGCAAAGCAATGCGTACATCAGGTGTCTTGAGTAGACCTGTCTCAAAGTAACGGATCACCTCAGTCTTACCAGTACCACGTGGCGCCTTGATGAACGTGATGCCACCCTTGACTAAGCCTCTAGTCTTGTCATCAAGACCTGTGTGACCTGTCGGTACGTACTCATACGGATTCTCATTGCGTATAGCTGCCTCTACCTCTTCATCAGAGCAGAAGAAGTTGTCAGGTGAGTACCGTTGTGGCTTGAGT